TTATCTGAGCATTTCATTTACACGTTTCTGCACCTCCGAATAATCATACCCGGCTTCAGTCAACTTTTCCTTTCGTTCGGCTCCATTCCCCCACAGACCCGCAATAACCTCAACTGCAATCTCATCGGTAGTTTTCCTGTATAGCTTTTCATTGACTCTTTTCTGAATCGCATTGTAGTCGTATCCGGCGGCAGTAAGCAATCTTTCACGCTCCGCACCGTTATCCCACTTGCCGGCAATAACTTCATCGGCAAGTTCATCAACGGTTTTCTTTTCGTGAGCGGATTTTGCATAATCGAAAAAGCATATATCCCCGTCAACATCGTATCCGTCTATTCTGTCAAGTCCCCACTGCCACATAGTCTGACCGTAGCTGTACTTTGACGGACAATTGGGGCTGTTAGTCCAGTGGGCAAGCCAGATGTCGTACTTGCCGATGATCCTGTTCTTGTCGTAATAGTTCTCCATAAAAGACGGATTTGCATATATTCCGGGCTTTAATCCCGCCTGCCTTATCTTTTCACAGAAAGCAATAGCCATCTTTGTGCGTGTGTCCGTATTCAGACCACTGATCTGCTTTTTCTCTTCCATGTCGAAGAATACGGGATATGTCGGAGATAAGTTCTTGATTACCTCAATGCACTTTTCGGCTTCTGCCTGTGCCTGCTCGATACTCATAGCATAGCTGTACCAGTAAAATCCGTAGTCAATGCCGTATTTCTTGCAGTCCACCACGAACTTATCCATAGTAACATCTTTCTTCGTGGAAAAGCCTGCACGGATAATCGCAAACTTCACACCCACCTGTTTCAGCGCAGGAAAGCTGATGCCCTCCTGGCAGTAGCTTAAATCAACGCCTTTAATCTTCATCATCGTCCTCCTTTTCCGAGCGCTTATGCAGCTGCTCAAGCACATCTTTCAGCTTCTTCGGAACGGGCAAACCCAGGTGCGCAGCGTTCTCAAGCAGTGAAATACCCTCGTTCGACAGATAGAAGAATATCACCGCAGTGCGCAGAACAGAACCTGCACCAATAACCCGAGTATCAAGAATATGCCCCAAGCCCACCAGAGCAAAAATGAGCACTTTCTTGCAGATACCCTTGAACCCGACTGCGCTTGACAGCTTCTTGTCCGAGATTGCGCACATCACTCCGGTTATGTAGTCGATAACCACAAAGGCAATAAGCGCAAAAAGCAACCCATCGCTCCCTCCGAGAAACCAGCCGAGCCACCCGCCGACCGCCGTAAAAATAAGCTGAATTGTGTTCCAGAATTCTCTCATAATAAACCCTCCAATCGTTCGTCAACGATATCGTAAGTTATTTTCATGACCTGCCCGTCCAGTTTTCGCACCGGCTCGGACAGATTGTTTATTGTGGTAAGGCACAGCTTGCATATCCCAAGCGCAAAGCCGAAGAAATGCTGACTGCCGCTTGAATACGGATAGTACGGCAGAATATACAGCGGCAGACTAAGTCCATCGACTTTGAGTATATTTGCATACGAATACAGGTAGCTGCTTGAATAGGTGGGCGCAGAAAACCTCATTCTGTATCTGCCGTAATCCTCTCCGCTTTTGATTATCTCAAGGGCAAGCACCGAATAGGAAATGTTGCAGCTATCGCAAATCACAAGCGGAGTGTTCGTCTTTTCGTCAACATAAAATCCCCAGAAGCTCGCCGCCGTCATGTTAGAGAGCGTTCCGTCAGCGACATACTGCCATGTCTTGCCCGTGGATTTGCCGTCCTTTGTGAACACACGCAGCTGCCCGAAGTTGTTTGTTCCTGTCGCTTCTTTCCCGTCTATCAGCGGATATTTAGTAATGACGAAGTACTTATCGTCCCACTCAAAGGCGCTTAGAGCATTGCAGTAATCTCCGTTCACACCCGCACCGTAAAACCATCTGTACTGCGATGAAGAATTGCTGATTCTCTCATACTTAAAGCCTACGCCATACGTCTGGAGCAGAGTGTCGGTTTCGATGGTTTTCTTTGAAACCAGCGAGTAGTCGGACAGACTGAAAATATAGTGATGGATATGGCAGCGTGAGGTCGCAACAATATGTATCTTATCACCGATAACATACGGAAAAAACGCAAGCCACTGTGGGTTGTTCTCCCAATCCTGCCGCAGCTTTTCTTTTTCTTCCTGCGGTACATAGTCCGCATTTGTAGTGTTACAGTCATAAAAATAGCCGCCATGATGATAGCTGTTATCATAGGTCGAATTAGGAATACGCTCCGCAGCCGGAAACAGCTCTATGACTTTCTTCACGCTTATAATGCCGCAGAACGGCTTTTCCGCGCTTACGCTTATGGACATGGGGTCGAACATAACGACCTCATAAATGCACCCGTCATGGATATGCTTTCCGAGGAGCCGCACATTTCCATTCGTCAGCCTGCCCATGTAAAACCACTTGAAAACCCCGCAGTTGAACTGCGAATCCGGAATATACCGCCCGACAATAGTGTGATATGCCTGCTTGAACGAATCCAGAGAACTGCTGTTAAGGTCAGTTCCTCCGCAGGACAGATTCCAGTAGGAATGGTGCATTCCGTTTGTGCCGCCGTCCTTGGTGGTAAGGCAGATACAGCTGATTTCGCCGTTCGCCTTGTCCGAAGCAAAGTCCCACACATGGCGGTAGCCCTTGCCGTTCTCAATGCGACCACTTTCGTTGGCATTGTAAGTGCCTATGCTTGTATCCGTGTTCGTGTTGGCGATTCCTGCGTGACCTATCTCCTCGTTCGTCCACGGGAGCATCATATTGTTGCCGTCCTCGGGGATTTTATCGCGGCAGACGATTATTCCACGGAACGCGGTATCGGCAATGTTTCCCGCAAAATCACGCAGCATATTAAAGCTGCGGTCGTTGTCGGAATCCATGCCGATTTCGATGTAATCGGGCGGGTTGAGAATCGTATCCACTGCGTTGGTTATCATGTTCTCCTCATGCAGTTCACGAACTACCTCGCCTGTCTTTTCATCAAAAAGCTGAATGGTCGCACGTCCTTTTATCATGTTTCTTCCTCCTCATACGGTGTGTAAATAAACGATGTCTGGAAGCCGTTACACGGCGCGTTATTCAGCACATCAGTCAGATTACCGACATCTCCGTCATACAGCAAAGTAATGCTCTGAACACTGTCTTTCATCACGGAACTTCCGAACGCAAGCCAAATCGTACTGCCGAAATCGCCGATACCGAAGTCAGCAGAAATCGGCTGCAAGCGTACAGTTTCCTTTTCGGTGGTGACTATCATTGTGAACGCAGAAACCGCTATTTCATCAGCCTTGACGGGATTTCGCAGTTCAAGATACAGCTTTCTGTTCGATACGTTCACTACGGTTATTGGCGGCGGTGTGATTATTTTCGGACTCCATGCGTCAGGGAATACCGCTCTGATGGTGGGTTCAAGCGTTTTTCTGTTTCTTTCACGCTTAACAAAAGCGGGCATAGTTTCGCTGAACTTGAATTTGTGCGACTTGAGTATCTCAAACAGCAGAGTATCCGATGTACGAACAAGCGACTTTCTGACGGTTCTACGCATAGTAAAATGAAACTCGTCCTCGCGGGTTTCGATGTAGCCGTCCCACGGAGTATCTCCGGCGAGATAAGCGCCCATTACATAGCCCCAGGTCTGCATTTTCGGGAATTTACCCTCTGCGCCGTCAGCCGAAACCACGCTCAACGACATGGTGTTCTGTCCAACTTCAGATGTGAATGGGTAGGTGTAGGTCTTTGTGTGTGCTCCCTCGCTGAAATACTCCTCATACCGCATGACCTCGTTTTCGTTCTTTTTCAGAATAAATGCAAGCGTTCCTGCGGCTGAAATCACGAATTTCACGGTCGAACAGAACGCCGCGTATGTCACTTGAATCGCATTGTAAGTAATGCGGAACAGCCGCTGTGATTTCTCCGTAACCGAAATATCCGCGCTGTTTGTTGCGGTTTTCAACTCCGCAGTGGATTCGCCCACGTCCTTGCGTATCTCGTTCGTTTTCTGCTCCATCTGATAGAGATTGTCCGAAATGCTCGGTCTGTAATCTCCAACCTCGATGGAAATCTCACGGCGGTTGTACGGATTGAAACTCATGGCGATTATGCGTGTGTTCACATTGAGATTGAACGGGTGGAACACTATCTGAACATTATCGCCGACCGAGAAATTGACGTTCTTGTACAGCGTCAGGCCGTAGTTTGTAGTACCGGAACGGCTGTCGGTTTCCATTGTGAGGTCGGACACGTTTTTTCCGTCCATAATGCCGATGTAGTCCTGCGAACCTCTGTGAGAACGAATATTTATTTCCCCTCCATTGTACTCGATTTCTCCTCCGCAGAGCGCAATTAGCTGCATAAGAGCCGCCCTGCGAGTACATTCTCGGTTGATTTTCAGCTTTATCGGAACGGTCGGGTCGCATATTCCTGCGGTCAGTGAAGTGCCTTGCAGCAAAGAAATAAGGCACTCACTCGGAGCGCCCTCGAAATCAAATTCAGTCAGCTTGTATTCATCGTTGTTAAGTTCGTAGGACTTATGCTCGCACTCCACAGTGCAAATCGCAATGCCGTTTGACAGGGATTTCGACACCTTCACAACATTGAAAAGGTAGTTCAGCGTATCACTTTTCAGCCGTACCTCCAGCCCCGTGAATATCTCCGAAGCCATTGAGGAAATCACTGAAAACTGAAAGGTGCATTCTCCGTTCAGGCTGTCGGTCAGCGATGCCGAAATCACTCGGGTAAACACACCACGAACATTTCCGTTTTCGGTCACGATTATCTCAACCATCACACCGCCCCCGCATTCCTTACCGTCACCTTGTTCTGATTCCATTGTATTCGGGATATAACCTTAGTCAGCGGAACTCCGTCAATACTAAGCGGAATTGTTACATCAAACGCCTGCGTCTGTACTCCGTTGAAGCCCGAAACCGTGCCGTTCATATCGAGGTCAAAATCTGACGGAATAGCGTTCTGCATACTCTTTGAAACGTCCTTCATCTCATCGCCGAAGCCCTCGCCAAGTCCTTCAGCCATAAAGCCGCCGAGATTGGCGAATAGCTTTGACGGCGAGTGTATTCCGAAGAAGTCCTTGATTCCGCCCACAATGCCGCCGAAAAATCCGCTTATCTGATTCCAGAGCCACGCGCCCGCGTCAGAAATGCCCTGCCACAGACCTTTCAGCAGGTTGCCACCGACCTCCGCCATCTTGCCGAAGTAGCCGCCGAATGCGTCAACGATACCCGCTATGATTTGCGGAATAGCCTTGACTATCTCCACGATTATGGTCGGGAGATTTTCAATCAGCGCGATAAACAGCTGAACGCCCGCCGCAACAAGCTGCGGAATCGCTCCGATAACAGCGTCAATAACGCTTGAAATAATCTGCGGAATAGCCGCAACAATGGTCGTGATAATTGTCGGCAGGTTCTGCACAAGCGCGATGAGCAGCTTGATTCCTGCTTCGATGATAAGCGGAATAGCGGAAATCACCGCCTTGATTATACCGTCAATTATCTGCGGAATTACCTCCACGATTGCCGCAATGATATCCGGCAGAGCCGTCACAAGCGCCGCCAACAGCTGTATTCCCGCTTCGATTATCTGCGGTATCGCGACGATGAGGAAATCCACGATTCCCATGATTATCTGCGGCAGGGCTTCAATGAGGATTGGCAGTGAATCTAAAATACCCTGTGCAAGCCCTGTCACAAGCTGTAAGGCTGCGTCCAAAATAAGTGGCAGGTTGTCCACAAGCGTTTTCACAATCTCAACGACTACCGTCACAATCTGCGGAACAAGCTGTGGAATTGTTTCCGCAATACCCTTGATAAGCGACAACAGAATATCCGCTCCCGCCGAAACTATCTGCGGCAGTAGTCCTACCAAAGCCGAAATAATCTCGGTCACGATTTTGGCGAGTGTAGGAGTAAGTTCCGAAATAGCCGACAGCAGTCCGTCTGCAAGCGCCTTGATGATACCGGGAGCGCTTTCTAGGACCGCTCCTGCAATCGAAGTTGTGAGTTCAGCAAACTGCGGAATTAGCGTTCGGATAGTGTCGATAACAGATGTAACGCCATTTTTCAGTTCGTCCGCCGCTTGCTCGTTGCCTGCGAGGAGGTCAGCAAGTCCGTCTGTGATCTGCGTTATTCCCGGCAGGAGTTCTCCCACCATGCGGTTCTTCAGACCGCCTGCGGTGTGCGACAGCTTGGTAAGGCTGTCCTCAAAAGCAGCGGACGCAGCTACCGCTTCGTTGCTCATAACCATGCCGTAATCCTCGGCTTCCTGCTTCAGACGCTCGGTTTCCTCTACGCTTGTGTTTAGGACTGCCGCCATGTCCACAGCGGATTTTCCGAGGAGGTCGTTTGCGGCGGCGGTGCGCTCTGCGCCTGCTTCCATGCCTTGCAGAGCGGTTATCACCATGCTCAGCTGTTCGTCCTGGGATTTACCGTTCAGTTCCTCGATGGAAAGCCCGACAGCGGACAGCTTTTCGGCAGCGGAATCCGAGCCGCCCGCCGCGTCCGTAATGACGGTGGACAGCTTTTTCATGCCCGTCTGGAGGTTGTTCACGTCAGCGCCGCAGCGCTCAAATACATAGCCCCACTTTTGGTAGCTTTCGGCGCTTATGCCGATTTTCTGCGAGGTCTTGTCAATCTGATCGCCAGCAGAACCTACATCGTTCGCCATGTCCCACAGCTTTTTTCCTGCGGCAACGCAGGCTGTTCCTACTGCGGCTGCAGCGGCACCCAGAGCCGCACCGATTTTCTTTGCGGTATCCCCGAGTTTGCTCAGTTTCCCGTCAGCGTCCTCGCTGGTATCGGCGGCTTTCTTTACGGAATTGGAGAAGTCCTTTGCTTCATCTCCCGCTTCGTCAAGACCCTTGTCAGCATTTTCAAGGGCGGTGTTGTTGACATTCAGTTCACGCTCCATACCGTTCAAAGCCGCCTGCGCATTGTTCAGCTGTATCTGCCAGCTTTGTGTGCGGCGGTCGTTCTCGCCGAATGACTCTGCCGCATTTGCGAGGGCAGAACGGAGGGTTTCGATTTTCTGTTTTTGTGCGTCGATTTCCTTGTTCAGAACCTCGCTGCGGGCGGTTAGGGCTTCGACGGATTTATCGTTCTTATCGAACTGAGAATCCACAAGCTTCATTTCGGAGCCGAGGACCTTGAACGAGTTGTTTATCTCGGCGAGGGATTTCTTGAACTCCTTTTCGCCCTCAAGACCTATTTTCAAGCCGAAATTCTCTGACATTCTGTTTCACCTCCTTGGCAATGGGCATAAAAAAAGAGCCTTGCGGCTCGGGGGTATTTGGAAAAGGAGCAGCCGAGTGGTTGCTCCTTTATTGTGTTAAAGTGCTCGATAAATTGGAATTTGACGCTCTATTAATGCTATTAAACCCAATCAATAGCATTCTTTACAAGTTTGACAAATGGTTCACAGGTCAGATTTTGGGTAGTGTGTGCAGGAACGATACAGCAGATTTTTCCCTTGCCATAGGTGTGAATCCATACAGCAGGCTGAACGCCGTTCTTTGAAACGGTTTCTGCAAGAATCGTTGTATCAGCATTCGGAATCATTTCCATTACATAATGTTCGTCAAAATCAGGGAATGTGAATTTGCCAATGCCTTCAATAATCGGATGTTCTGCTATCGGTTTTACAGTAAGCGGACATTGTTCGGGATGAGTGATAAAGTTACTTCTTATAACATTTGTAAGGATTGCGTGATTTTCTGTGTAATCAGTAAGTGATGCGTGAAGCATAATCGTTCCCATACCATTCTGAACATCATTCAGAAATTTCTCCGTCCATTTTTCATCACACCAGATTGGAGTAGGAATCTGATCATTTTCAATAGGATCTTTGAAAGACAAAAACAAATCAAACTGCCCGTTGAAATAATCATTTGGGTTCTTTGTGAATGTTACTTCATAATCTGCGTTAAACAGATAGTCCATCATAGGCTTGATGGAATCATCGTGATGCCAGTAATCGTGTACCAAAACAAATACTTTTTTACTCATAAGTTATACATCCTTTCATCACCGTTTTATGGCTACGTTTTTGTGAATTCTCGTTTTTTAGATGTGCGTTAAATTCCGATTTATCGGGCAGATTATCTGCCTTTATAAAACCATTATACCACGCAACTCCACTTTTTTCAACCACTTTTCCAATCAAATCCCCATAGGCACAACCTCGTCAATATCCGCTTCACGCTTAGGTTTAGCAATGCCCATAAACTGCTTATGGCACTCCCACAGATCCATCAGAAACCCGAACGGCATAAGCCACACCTCTTCCGAAGCGAGGTGCAGCTGAGCCGCGCCGTAATAGAACAGCCGGGTGAACAGTTCTGCGTCATTCACTCGGCTGTTACTGCATTTTTTGAGGTATCTTCACTTTCGATATTCCGCTTCGTGCCTTTCAGCATAGCTTCGGTGATAGCGTCCTTGTACTCGGCAAGCTCGCTGGGAGAGGTCAGAAGCTCCACGGTTTCCTCGGTGAGAAGCGGCTTTTTCTCGCTGTTTCTGAGATTATATATCTCAATGCTCTGATTGCAAAGCAGCGTTATCAGCCAGATTATCTCATCAAGCGCCATCTCCATATTCTCAGACCTCATCAGCTTGTCACCGAGGTTATCCAGTCCACCATAGCGATTAGAAATAGCCTTTGTCGCTCTGGTGGTGAGGATCATCTCGTACTGCTCACCGCCGATGGTTATTAAAGAACTGCGTTCATTCGTCATTGCTCATACCTCCGTTACTTGCCTGTTTCAGCGGACTTTGCCGTGAATGTTGGTTCATATACAGACTTGTACCAACCCGTGATTACACTGTCAGGAACGTTCTTCTCGCCCTCGGTCGCTTCCGCTTTCCATGGGTGCTTTCCGCTGCCGTCCGGCTTATTTCTGCGTAAGACCGTTCCTTCAATTGTAGGCGTGGAAAACGTAATGCTGTCACCCTTTGTTGCAAGCGAGGTTGACGGAATACCGAACTTCACTCTGTACAGCCAGAAATAGCGATATTTGCCGTTGGATTTTTTCGCCCGAAACCCGATAGCCACGGGCTTGCCGCCGTCCTCGCTTGTTGAAATAACTACGTTGTTGCTGTCGATAGTCGCGCCCGTCAGAACCGAAGCCGCGTCATTGCCTATATCGTCAATGCCAAGTGAAAGCGTTCCGCTTTTGAACTCCTTGACGATTTCCGAAGCGCCGTCATCGGCATATAACGTTGCTTCCGCAAGCTCCACGGAGAGGTCTGCCGAAATTGCCTTTGCAAGCGAAGCGGGAACTCCGTAGGTTTCGCTGCCGTCGCTGTCCTCGGTTATTTCAGCGTAGAACAGCTTGTCAAGACCTATTGTTGCCATTTATATCTCCTCCATTTCATAGTTTTTCGCCGTATCAACGGCGTAATGATGATAGCCAGTTTCGTCCTCATAACCGACATACTTTCGGGCGGTTACGGTAATATCCGCGCTGAGCAGAACCTTTACAATCCTGCTCACAGTACGGGTGTAACTGCTTTTCGTAAACAGAGAAATCCGTACTTCCTGCACATCGGCAGTCGGCGCATTGTCTGCGTGAAGTTCAAAGCTGTCGTACAGCGGAGTGAATACCAGATATTCATCGGGAGCCTTTCCTGAATACATCGCAGTCTGCGCCGGGATTTTCAGCTTTTTAGCTATCGCAGAGAGTTCCGAAAGCAAACTCACAGCCCCTCGACCTCCTTTTCAAACGCGGATTTCATGGCTTCCACACACTGCTTTTTCACAGCTGATTTCGCAGGTTTCAGAAAAGGTTTCGCTGACTGACTGCTTGTGCCGTATTCGAGGATATTCGCTATTTTAGCGTTACTGCCGCCGTCCGTTCTCGGCTCGGAAAATCCTACCTTGATGTCATGATTTCCGTTTTTGTCGACCATAACGGGAGATAAGCCGAGCGACCGTTCAAGTCCTCCTGTGGAGCGGGATTTACTTTTCGTTCCCGAACCTACAACGGATTTCAGATTGCTTTTGACCTTTGCGAGAGCGACCTCGCCGCCCGCCTGCAATACCTTTTCGGCAATGCTGTCGGTCTGCGCTCCAAGCCGAGAAATCCTCGCAAGAAATTCATCGGGCATTTTTACATCAGCCTTAGCCACTCGGCTGCACCTCCTTTGCAAGCACTTCAATATACATACCTCTGCCTTTCACATCTTCGACAGAGGTTATCTCAAATACAGAATCGCCGCAGAGCAATCGCATATCCATGGTGATTTTCATTCCCGGAATGGTGCGAAATCGGAACAGGTCGGTAGCTTCGGAAAAGGCGGCTCGGTTTGCCCATTTCTCGCTGCCGTGCCGACCCTCCCGATAGGCTCTGACCTCTGCTACAATAGCATCGGATTCCGTCTGAAAACCCTCGTCATCGAGCGTGACCCGCTTCTGCGTTATCTGTATCTGCGTGTTCATTTTACCGAAACTCATACTTTCCACCGCCTGTCCAGCCGCAGCAGCATATTCACCGTATCCCACACCTGTTTCCCCGCCTGAACATTGTCCCCGAAAAAGCCGCCTGTACTGCCGTCCCTCGATTCGTAAAAATGCGAGGACAGCATTATTACCGCCTGTTCGGTAGTCGGCGGCATTGCGTTTACAGAATAGTAATTCTCGGGCAAATGCTGATAGCTTTCAGCGTAGGAAACAGCGGCAGTGATGAACCCGCTTATGAGTTCATCGTCCGCCGAGTGTTCCAGTATGAGATTTTGTTTAACCTTGGTTAGAAGTTCATTCATCACGAACCCGAGCCGGCTTTCATTTTAAGAATCTGCACAGCTTCGGGGAGAATCAACTTACCGTCAACGCGCTCCTTTGCCACAAAGCCCACCATGCCGTTTCCTGCGTACAGCTCCTTGAGTTCCGCAAAAGAACGAGTGCCACGGTCGCCGATGTTATAGTAGCTGAAGTCACCGAATGCGATTACAGGCTTTCCTGCGGCGATTATGGGGACATACGGAGATGTGTAAACCTCATAGCCGAACAGCCTGTCGACCTCGCCCGCCTGGAGTGACGGCTGCCAGAGATATGCGCCGTTGTTGTCTTTCAGCTTGCGGAGCGCCGCAATAGTCTGGTCGTTCATGATGAACTTTGCATTCTTGCGGTACGGGCGCTTGAGTGAGTACACAAGATTGATTATCTCATCGGCGGTTATTGCAGTTGCGCTTGCTGTGGTGATTGCCACCTCGCCGCCGCCCTTGTCGGAGAGAAGTCCGAGAGGCTTTCCGACACCATCGCCGTTGAGGAAAGCGTCCTCCTCCGCATTGGACAGCGCCTTGCCGAACTGCTCGATTATGTAGCTTTCAAGCCCGAAAGCGTTGTCATAAAGCAGTTCCTCGGTTACCTTAACCGCAACGTGCAGCTTGTGCGCGTCAAGGTTAATCTGCGCAAAAGTAGCGTCACCGAAAGACAGCGCGCCGCCCTCGTCAATCCATGCTGCGGCGGGCTTCGTTGCGGCAATGTTTATCTTGTGTTCACCGCTGGTAGTGATGGTGTGACCGAGCTTTCGCATGATATTTTCCTCGGTCAGAGTATCAATAAGGCGGCTGTCGTACTCCTCGGGAACGAGATATCCGCCGTTAGCGTCAACGCCCTCGGAAAGTACATCGGACACCTGTCTGAAATTCGTGCGGAGAGCGTTCAGTATCGCCGCCTTGTACTCATCGCTTGCTCTGCCGGACTTGGGCTTGTCACCGTTCAGCGGCTTTCCAGTAAGCGGGACTGACGTAGGCTTGGAAAGCTGCGCGTCCATAGCCGCCATCTGCTCCATACGCTCGATTTCAGAGCCGTAGTCCTTGATTTTCTGCTCCATTTCGGCATAAGAAGCCGCGTCCTCTGCGGACAGAAGTCCGTCCTTATCGCGCTTTGTTTCAACGAAAGCCTTTGCGGCTTCCCATGCCTTATTGCGCTTTTCACGCAGTTCAAGAATTGTCATTTTCGTTACCTCCAGTTCTTAATCAAATCAAGCCGAGAAAACAAATCCTCGGCTTTTGTTTTGTGTTCGGTTTTTGGCGCAATTTTGCATTTCTCTGCAATTCTGCCCATAAGTGAATTTACCACCTGCGCTTCGGAATACATCAGCGAATCTGCGGCAAGCGCTTCGTTCGGCTCGTCACTGGTAAGTATTTCGTCCGCAAAGCCGAGTTCAACCGCTTTGTTTGCATTCATCCATGTTTCAGCGTCCATGAGATGCGAGATTTTCGCACGGCTCATTCCGGTCTTGATTTCATAAGCGTTCATAATGCTTTCCTTGACCTCGGACAGCATTTCGATTGCTTTCTGCATTTCGGCTGTGTTGCCCATCGCAACTGTCATTGGATTGTGTATCATCAGCATTGAAACAGGGGACATCAAAACCTTGTTTCCTGCCATTGCAATAACCGAAGCGGCACTTGCGGCTATGCCGTCAATCTTCACCGTGACGTTGCCCTTATAGTCCATCAGCATATTGTAGATTTGCGCCGCTGCCACACAGTCACCGCCGGGCGAGTTAATCCATACGGTAATATCACCGCTCCCGGACATCAGTTCCTCTTTGAAAAGCTGCGGTGTGACATCATCATCGAACCAACTCTCATCTGCGATTGTGCCGTTTAGGAACAGCGTTCTCTCCGGGTTCTGCTCCTGCGTTTCCTCGTTCTTCACTATCTTGTTTGTCCATTTCCAGAACTTCTTCATTAGAATTATCCTCCTCTCTGTCAGCCGCCGCAAAGATACCCGCATCAGCCAGTTTTGTCATGTTGCCGTTTATGAGGTATAAATCGCCGCCGTCCTCGGCAGGAATGCGGTCGAGATTTTCAAGCTCCCGAATATCGTTCGCAGACATCCAGCCGTTTTGCCTTGCGGTAGCGTAACCACTCATTCGGCTTGCGTAGTCGCCGCGCAGCAGCCCGTCAACATTGAATTTGATGAAATATTCCTGTTTCTCGCTTGGAGTAAGTAGGGAGCGCATCATGCTTTGCTCCCAACGCACAAGCCATGGTTCAAGCGTGTATTTCACGAATTCAAGTGACTGCTGCTCAATATTGGAAAAGCTCGATTTTTCAAGGTCGCCAACCATGTGCGGCGGCACTCTAAAAATTCGGGCTATCTCGTTTATCTGAAATTTTCTTGTTTCAAGGAACTGCGCCTGCTCCGGAGAAATGCTGATGGGAGTGTATTTCATGCCCTCCTCAAGCACAGCGACCTTTCCGCTGTTGGAACTCCCGCCGAACTGCGACTGCCACGCTTCACGAACCTTAGTCGGGTCCTTTATTGTTCCCGGGTGCTCAAGCACGCCGCTTGGCGCTGCGCCGTTCGCAAAGAACTTAGCGCCGAATTCCTCGGTCGCAATTGCAAGTCCGATAGCGTTCTTCGCCATTGCAATCGGCGAGTAGCCGACAAGTCCGTCAAAACCAAGTCCGGGAATATGCAGGACATCGCCCGGCGAAAGAATGACTTCGTATTCCTTGCTGCGAATGGCTTTATCTGAGCCGCGGTAGTATTTGTAGTACAGCTTTCCGTTGGAATCACGGTCAACCGACATTCGGTTCGGCATAAGCGGGTACAGAGCAATGACCTCGCCCTTTCCGTTGCGGATAATCTGCGCGTATGCGTTGCCCCACAGGAGCAGGTGCGTCATAAGCGTTTCACGGAAAACAAACGAGGTCATTTCGGGATTTGGTTCATCGTGGAGCAGACGGTACAAGGAGTGGTTAATCGCTTTCTCCTTACCGCCTGTTTGCCTTTGTTGCGCGGCGTCCATGCCGCGCTTGGGGCAAACGGCAGCAACGTCCATGTTGTCGCCGTCCGAACGGTACTTATAGACGTGCAGCGGTAGTCCCGCCACAGCTTCCGACAGCACTCTAACACAGGAATACACGGCGGTAATCTGCATTGCGGAACGCTCGGTGACGTTCTTTCCGGCGGTAGAACCGCCCATGTAAAAGCGGTAGGCGCTGCCGGCAGTGCTGTTTTTAGGCTTGTCCCTGGAATGAAATAAACTGCTGAAAATCTTCATGTAGTCAGTCCTTTCGTAAAATGGGCATAAGAAAAGCACCTGCCATTGCTGACAGATGCTTAACAATTATTCTGTTATGTTATATAAACTTTTTCATCACGCGGGTATAATCTTGCTTTGCGTTGAAAACCGCATTAACGTATACCGTGTTTTCTTCCTTGACATAATAATAAAACATAAGGTAATTATCATGAATGAGAAAACGATATCCATTACTCACAAGAACCCTTTCCTTGGGTAGCGAGCCGCTTTCCGGCAGTATTTCGAGATTTTTGCATTTTTCTCTTAGCTTGTTTACAAAACGGATCGCAATATTCTTATCCTTTGACTGCTTTGCAATATAAAAGGCTATATCGCGAAGATCAGCTTCTGCCGTATCAGTGAATATTACTCTGCAATTCATACATCAAGGTTCTCTAGGTCGTTTAATAAATCGTTGAATACATCATCAGCGCTGTGGACTCTTCCAAGCCTTATATCATCCATGCTTTGCGCAAGATGAGCATACAGAGCAAGTTTTTCTTCAAGCTCGGAAATATAATGCATGGTCTGCTGATAATCCTCATGACTAAGAAGTACAGTATCCTCCTTGCCGTTAACCGTGATTGCTACCGGATTATCTCTTGTAAGTGCGGAAATCTGAGCGTAATTAGTGCGAATGTCCTTTGACGGTCTTATTGAAATAGAATTTGTCATAAAAAACACCTCCTATGTTGGTAGTCATATTATATCACAATTATGCTACTTTGTCAATAAGATTATACGCATCAGATAAAAAGTATTCCTCTGTCATCATACACACTAGCCCCGTGGTCGTTTCCGCAGCGGATAGCGCGGTCGAGAGCCATAATAGTAGCTACTGCTCCGTCAATCTTTTCTGTGGACTTTTCCTTATCAGCCTTGATGTTACCGGCGGGGTCGGTGCGAATGTAAATATTGTCCATGTTCCACCGCAGAACAGGGTGACCGCCGTGGGCTATTTTCTGTTCAAGCACCAGTTTCATCAGCTCCTTTGTCGGCGGGGACATATCTTTAAACCCCTGTCCGAAAGGCACTACTGTGAAGCCCATGCCCTCGAGGTTCTGCACCATCTGAACCGCACCCCAACGGTCAAAGGCTATCTCACGGATATTGAAACGTTCGCCGAGTTTCTCGATGAATTTTTCAATAAAGCCGTAATGCACTACATTACCCTCGGTTGTCTGCAAATAACCTTGTCGTTCCCACACATCATAAGGAACATGGTCACGGTTAACACGCAGAGTCAGATTATCCTCGGGAATCCAGAAGTACGGCAGAATGATGTACTTATCCTCATCGTCCAAAGGAGGAAAAGCAAGTACGAACGCAGTAATATCCGTGGTTGACGAAAGGTCAAGCCCGCCGTAGCAGACACGACCTTCCAGTTCGTCCTCGTCAACGGCGAATGCACAATTGTCCCATTTCTCCATCGGCATCCAACGCACCGCCTGCTTTACCCACTGGTTCAGACGAAACTGTCGGAAAGCGTTCTCCTCGCCGGGATTCTGCTTTGCCGATTCGCAGGCGGCTTTTACTTTATCGATACCGACCGTAATGTCAAGGCTCGGATTTGCTTTCTTCCACACTTTCGGGTCAGTCCAGTCATCGGATTCATCAGCGCCGTAAATCACGGGATAAAAAGTAGGGTCGATTTTCCGACCCTCAATTATATCCTTGGCTTTCTGATGAGTTTCGTAGCAAATGCTGTGAGTGTCCGTTCCGGCGGTGGTTATAAGGAAATACAGTGGCTGCATTCGGGCGTCGCCGGAGCCTTTCGTCATTACATCAAACAGCTTGCGGTTCGGCTGAGTGTGCAGCTCGTCAAAAACAACGCCGTGGATATTGAAACCGTGCTTGCTGTACGCTTCTGCCGAAAGCACCTGGTAGAACGAATTGGTGGGTATGTATATTAGCCGCTTCTGTGACGCTAAAATCTTCACTCTCTTTGACAGCGCAGGACACATTCGCACCATATCTGCTGCGACATCAAACACGATAGCCGCCTGCTGTCTGTCGGCGGCGCAGCCGTAAACCTCGGCTCGTTCCTCACCGTCACCGCAGGTGAGAAGCAGCGCAACAGCGGCGGCAAGCTCGGATTTACCTTGCTTCTTCGGTATCTCAATGTACGCCGTGTTGAACTGCCGGTAACCGTTCGGCTTCAGCGTTCCGAACAAATCTCGGATTATCTGCTCCTGCCAGTCGATAAGCTCGAATGGCTTTCCCGCCCATGTGCCTTTGGTGTGACACAGATTTTCGATGAACATGACGGCATAATCGGCAGACGCCTTATTGTAATTGGAACCCTCTGCCATATAGAGGGTCGGTGTGTATTTTTTTAAATTGCGCATGATATGTTCCTTGATTGAATTAAGCATTACTTTATGGTATAATCTATCTTGAGGAGGTGATGCCGCTTGATAAATATATTCGAAGCAGTGTTTTTACCACCTCGCGTCCAACGATAGCAGACCTTGAGCGAGAGACGCGTTCTTGCTACGTGAATCAAGGTCCACAATTAATCCGGAATTATCCGGAGGGTACTGCCATAAACTAGGCTTGGCTGGGGCTATGACCGTTGGACAAAAAGCAAGAGAGACACCACTTGGCAGTACACAAGTGGTGTCTTTTTATTTACTTACTTGGAATTAGAGTGTACTTCCTATATGAGGAACGAAACCTCTCAGAGTTGGTACTTTATGCCGCTTTCAATTTTACTCTCGTCGTTGGCAGCAAAGGATATCAGAGATAATCTGTTCCTCGGATTATTTATCGAGGGCGTCGAGTGCCTTCCGTGTGCCGCAGTCACTGGCTGCCCTTTGGTGGCGTGGCGTCCATGCCACGCCTTTGTGGGGCAACCTTCCGACATCGTGTCAGGGCAGATTTGCGTGTTGGGATACTTTCTCGAAAGAGCGGGAACACCGCCGTACAGCGCCCCACAGTGAGAGCAGGTGCGAAGCATTGTTGCATTATCTGATTTCATGGACAGCCCTCCTGCTGTTGTTCAGTGCTGCGAGAAGAATACTCTCATCAAAACCGAAATTGCTGTAACCCTCAAGGCAAGTCCGAACATACGAACCGCTCGGCAAGCCCAGCGGTCGCTCCTCGTGCATGATGTACACGAAAGCCTTTCTGACCACGTTTTTGCCCGAGAAGTACCTCACGGACAGTTCAAGTTCGGTCTTGTAGTAAAAGGTCGGAAAACCCTCATAAACATCAAGCCTTTTCTCATCGGCAGGTTCAACCGACCAGACCGCGACATGGACTTCCGCTCCCGATTTCGGCTCAATCGTGAGGTAAGCGCCTGTCTTGCTGCCCTTAAAGAGCAGTTCGTAGTCCTTAATCACCGCAGTCCCCACGGGCTTTGCCGTATGGCAACGCAGCGCCATTTGTCGTAGGTTCAGATTACTGCCGTAGGCGAGGTAGTACTTTTTCATTTGAAATTCGTCCTTTCTGAAAGGCGGCTTGTATTTTCGGTAGCGTTCTTGCCACCGTTCAGAAATCACCTTTCTACCACCAAAAGCCCCACAGCGTGGGGAGTTGGGGGCAGGAAGCTGATTCCTGCTTGTTAGGGTCTGCCGTTTCTGAAAGCTGTATCGCCCTCGAGCCGCTTGGTGTAAAGTTCCCTTGCGGTCTTAAATTCATCGCCGATAAATCCGAGCCGTAAAAGCCATGTTCTCATTGCGTACTTGGGATTTTCAGTCTGCTGAGGATTTGCGCTTGCGGTCTTGACCTGCTTGGCAAGCTGGCTGAGCGCAAGGCAAAGCTGAATGTAGCTTTTCAGCTGACCTGCGTGAAGTCCGTTCTGCTTGCCGCCCGAGGGTGCGTCAAACTGGAAAAGTCTGAATTCAATCGTGCCCTTTGTAAAGGTTGCGTGGAGGTTCAGCATATGGTAGCGGCTTTCGTTGTAGTGCGCCGACCTGCCGTAATCCACATTCTGACTGCCGTACCAGGTGTCAGCAAGCGCCGCCATGGTTTTGGGCTTCTTGCGGTTGAGTTCCACCAGGAAATCCTTGCTGACCGTGCGGCAGTAGCGGTTCATGCGGCTTCTATCGAGGTTCAAGGCGCTTGCAAGCAGGGTTTCATGGCTTGCCATAATGTTTGCGAGGTTTCGCAAGGTCTGCGCCGTGTGGCCTTTTGCGCCAATGTGAATGTGAACTCCGCAGCTCCTTGTGGCATCGCTCTTTGCGCCTGCTCTCCTCAGTCTGCGAATAAGCTCCTGCAGGGTTTCCATGTCTGCGTAGGTAAGTATCGGGGTGACTAATTCGCACTTTTCGCTGTCTGGTCCGTGAATGCTGACGTCCTTCTGGAACTTCCACTCGCGTCCCTCGCTGTCCCATGCTGAGTAGGTGCAGTAACCGTTGCGGCCTGCGGTGTTCTCATGGCGGCGAGTGCCGAAAAACTCGGCGGCAAGCTGCGCGGCTTTTGTTCTTGTAATGTTATTCATTTCAACCTCGACCCCTATGGTCTGGTTCATCATTTCTTCAATCTGCTTTGTGGTTTTTGCGTTCATTGTGGTGTCCTCCGTTGTTTTGTTTCCCTTTCTGAGTTGCCCCTCGGTTGGCGGCGTCCGTGCCGCCTTTTGGGGGCAACCTTGCAGCGTCCTTGCTGCGGTAGACACATATTAACTCTAAAACGAGTATATAGCAAGCGGTTTTACCACAATATATTGAACGAAATACACACGCAGAAATCGTGTATATCAGCCATGGATTTTGCGAACTACATCAACACCGAGAACAGCATTCAGCCCGGAGCCGTTATCCCAGCGGACGAGCAGATTTCCTGCGTCGTCAACGCCTTTAATCGTGCCGCGAGTACCTATCGGCGGCGCCTGGAAATCGTCCATTGAAACCAGTTCCACACGGCAGCTGGCAGGGTACTCTCGGCGGTACTGCTCAATCTGCTCCTTACTCGGAAACTTCATTTACAGCACCTCCATTTCTGAAAGCCGATGAACCTGTGAGGTTTCTCAGCAGTATCTTCCGCTCGGCTTTGTACTCCGAACCGATGAAACCTAACCGCAGGAGAAAGCAGCGGAATGCATACTTATCGTTGTCGGTTTCCTTTTCTTTCGCTGTAACTCGCTTTGCGTTTGCGGCAAGTTCGCAAAGAGCCGATATGAAATGCGTGTAAGCCTTACATTCGTCAGTGCTGCACTCTGCGAACCATGGAAACTTCACCGTGCTGTCCGTGACCTCAATCGGCAGCTTATCCACCGCTAATGCTTTGCGGATAAGTCTGCCTTTTGCTTTGAGCAGCTTGGTAAGATTCTCGACCGCCGTGCTTTCAAGCGGAACTTCCACCGTAAGCCCCACAGGTTCGCTGTGTTCGGCGCTGTCGGTGTCTGCGGGTATTTCCTCGGTATCCGTTTTCGGCGGTTCTGTGTCGGCAACCTCGGCGATGAATCCACGCCCTACAAGGAATTCAAGCAATCCTTCGATTTCCTCGCTGTCGGCTCTGTCATCGAATTCAAAGTTGCCCTCACGGGTCACCGTGAAATAATCGATTCGGTAAGCGTAGGTCGGTGTTCTCATGTAAACTGCTTTCGCTCCCGTGAACTCGCTGATGGCTTTCACAAGCGGTTTTCTGTCCTGTGCGTTGTAGTAAATTGTCATGGCATTTTGCCCTCCTTTGCGTACATATTAACTCTGAAAGGCATATATATCAAGCCGTATTACTACACAATATTTTTGGGTTCAGCTGTGTACAGTACACAATCCCCGAAAGGACAAAGTAAACACACGGCAGAGCAACACCGTTTCCCCACAGCTTGTACTCGGCAGAGTCGCTGTGGGGATTTTTCAGCCATGCGCGGATCTGCTTTTCGGACTTCGGCTTGACTGCGCTACCGATGATTTTTCTGTGTATTTCAAAGACCTCTTTCCAGAATGTCAATTCTTCATCTGTAGGCTCGTCCGTTCCGAGATCTGCGCACCACCAGTCGGGAAATCCCTGCAAACGGGCGCACTCCGTTGGAGTAAGCCTGCGGACTATGTATTCCGGAGAATTCACGGTCGGCGGGTCTTTGTAATCGCTTGCGACAAGCGTGTTTGCGAGATTCTCCTTGGCTTCGGTGTGGTAGGAATTCTTGCTTGTGCTGTAAACCAATGTTTCCGAACCCCCTCCGTACATTCCACCAGCTGCTCTCAATGCTCCGCATTTATCGTTTTCGCTGTACTTCGTGTAGCTATCTTGTGAAAAAGCTACTGCGTGTCGGTCGGTGGTGTTCAGAGTGAACGAAATGTCCTCATTCACACCGCTGCCTTGCGGACCGTTTTTGTCGGCTCTGCCTATCATTGAACCCTGGACGGCTACGACTGCCACGCCGCCTTGGTTTGAGTCGGGAGAATTACCGCCCGTATCTATCGTCCGTGATGTATCCGTTTCATAGCAGTTCTGCCGTGCGTTTTTCGTGCCGTCAGATGTGAAACGAACATCAAAACAGCGTATATCTTCAACCACAAACGGCTGATTGTTGCCGCCTGTCCCGTAGGTTGAAGAAACCGTTGGAGCAACGCCGTGCAACTCCGTATAGCGTGTATCCTGCGAGTGGTTTTCATAGACAGTTGCAGGAACAGTCCCTGCGCGGAGTGTAGGTGAAGTTTCATCTTCGTAGCCGATACCTCTCGCTTTTGCCGAGTGTTCCGTGCAAAACCCTGCTGCGGACTCCATCACGCACGGTGGGTGATGAGCTTCGGCTCGGAGTGTGCAAGTTACTTCCTCCGTCACGTCCATTCTGTTGCCACCTTGGTCGTTCAAGCAGACTGCGCCTGCCGTTCCAGTGCAGCCTTCAGCAGCGGCGGCAGCTCTTTTCCACGTTTTGAAGCCCTCTGCAGAATACCCCGACAAGCCCTCGGACTCAAACAGTATTTTTCCGGCGCATTCGCTATCAAAATCTGCGACAAGGAAGATGCGTTTTCTTCTCTGGGGGACTCCCCAGTATTGAGCGTCAAGCACTCGCCAGGCAATTGAGAAACCGTCTGCCAGTATCTCTCCTGCGTTTGTCCATTTCTCACATCTAGGAACAGAAATGCTTTCGTCCTTGACCCTGCACAGACTTTCGAGAACTGCTCTGAAATCCTCGCCATTGTTGGAACTGAACGCTCCGGGGACATTTTCCCACACGCAGAACCTTGGATATTTGCCATTGGTAGCGCACCTCATTTCTTTTATAATTCTGACCGCCTCATAGAACAGGCTCGACCTTGAACCGTCAAGACCGCTGCGTTTTCCGGCAATGCTCATGTCCTGGCACGGACTGCCGAATGTGATAATATCCACAGACGGCAGGTCAGCGCCGTTTAGCGCAGATACATCTCCGTAATGTTTCATCTGAGGAAGTCTTTTCGTTGTTACCCGAACGGCGAACGGCTCGATTTCAGAAGCCCACAGAGGAGTAATGCCAGCAAGCATTCCTCCGAGCGGAAAACCGCCGCTGCCGTCAAACAGGCTGCCGAGCGTGTGTTCATTCTTCATTGGTGACCTCCAGTTCGGAATAAGCAATCGTCTTTCCGTCACGAACCACAGACACATTCTCCGCAGAACCGACCTGCTCAATATACCGTTTCACGATTACATCGCAGAACTTTTCATCAAGCTCGATGGTATGACAGATACGCTTTGTCTGCTCACAGGCAATGAGCGTACTGCCCGAGCCGCCGAACGGGTCGAGCACGATACAGTTGCTCATGCTTGAATTCTTTATGGGGTAGGCAATGAGTGGAATGGGCTTCATTGTCGGGTGGTCGCCGTTTTTCTTCGGCTTGTCGAATTCCCATATTGTCGTCTGCTTGCGGTCGGAGTACCATTGGCGTTTGCCGTTCTTCTTCCAGCCAAACAGGCACGGCTCATGCTGCCACTGATATGGCGAGCGCCCGAGAACAAGCGACTGTTTTTTCCAGATACACGTTCCGGAAAGGTAGAACCCCGCATCAGCAAACGCTTTGCGGAAATTCAAGCCCTCTGTATCTGCATGGAAAACATAGATGCTTGCGTCGTTCGCCATTGATTTCTCCATGCAGGTGAAAGCGTCAAGCAGAAATTGGTAGAACTTCTCGTTTTCAAGATTGTCGTTCTTGATTTTTCCCGCCGAACCCTTGTAGTTGACATTGTACGGCGGGTCGGTAACCACAAGATTTGCCAGCTTTCCGCTCATGAGGAGTTCGTAGGTTTCCTGCTTTGTACTGTCACCGCAGACAAGTCTGTGACTTCCGAGCAGCCAGAGGTCGCCCGCTTTTGTAATGCAAGGTTTTTCCATCTCTGCGTCAACATCGAAATCATCATCTTTTGTGTCGGAATCATTATCAAAGAACGCAGCGAGCTCCTTTTCATCAAATCCTGTCAGACCGAGGTCAAAATCGTCCGCCTGCAATGCTTCGATTTCAACTTTCAGCATTTCCTCGTCCCAGCCTGCGTCAAGAGCCATTCGGTTGTCTGCGATTATGTACGCTTTCTTCTGCGCAGGAGTAAGATAATCTACAAACACACAAGGCACTTCGGAGATGTTCTCGGCTTTTGCGGCAAGAATTCTGCCGTGACCTGCAATGACATTGAAGTCCCTGTCGATGATAACGGGATTGATGAAGCCAAATTCGCGCAGCGAGGATCGCAGCTTATTCAGCTGCTCCGCAGAGTGCGTCCGGGCATTGTTGACGTACGGTATCAGCTTGTCTATCTGGACAAGCTGCATTTCACTGGTCGTGTTCATCTGACGTTTCTCCTTTTCAAGACCTTGTGCAGACCTTTTCGAGCGTCCGCAATATTTCCTTTAACAGCCTGTCCCTTAATTGTTCGGTATTGCTGTACTGTAAGGTTCGGACGGCTGCCTTTTAGTTCTCTGAAAAAATCTATTGTGTCCTTTGACATAGTGTTATCCTTTCCTGGAACGCAAGAGCCGTTCCATAGCATCGTTCAAATCATCACCAACAGGCTCGGCACAGTTCTCCTTGACTATTCCGTAAATTTCATACCAGATGAGATTTGCGTTCTTCTGAAACTGCTGCGACATCTGCACGAACGGCGAAGCAATAACGCCGCCTGTGGTCGGGTGCTTGCCGAGCAAGCCGTAAGTACTGATTGCTTCCTCGCACTGAATGTATCTTGCGTATGCCTGCGCATAGGCTTCGATGAGCCGCTTGTTTACGAGGTTCTCGCAGCTCCTTTGTTTAAGCCACAGCCAGGTTTCTCGGTATATATCATCAGCGCCGAGCGGAACACCGTTCTTCTGCCGAGCCGACAGATAGTCGCTTGGCTTCGGCATATCCGCGCCGTTAAGCACAGCGCCCTCCGGCAGGTCGACTGCTTCAAGTTCCGCAGTGTCAAGCGTGGGTACATCGTTGCTCATGATTTTTACCGGCAGACCTTTCTGCTTTTTCTCTGCGGCAGGAGCGGGTTTATCTCCGGCGCGTACCCGTCTGCCGCCTCTGTTTGTGCCGTCCTTAGCCATGATTTTCACCTCCGCAGGACAAGAAAAAAGGACGGTTCGCGCCGTCCGAAAATATATTCATGGTTTAATACCCCGTTTGAACCCCGATTTTTGCGCACGAAGCCCCGGGCCGCTGTCCGTGATATAGGATCCGGAGATTTTGACTGCCCCTACCGGTCGCCGAGGTCGTGATGTATCTTCGTGTGGCACGACTGACACAGCGACATCAGATTGCTGAAATCATTACTGCCGCCGCACGACACGGGAACGATATGGTGTACCTCCTCAACCGGAGTGAGCCGACCCTCTTTCAGACACATCTCGCACAGTGGGTGAGCCGAAACGTACCGCCTGCGTATCTCCCGCCACGCTCTGCCGTACTTCTTGTTGCTGTCAGCTGAACGCTCGAACTTGTTGTAGCGGCGGTTCATTAGCTTTGAGTGTTCCTCGCAGTACTGTCCGTCACATCTGTTGGGACAGCTGGGGTAGGAACAGGGGCGCTGTGGTCGTCTGGGCATGGGGGGTCATCTCTTTTCTTTTTTGCTGATTATATCATACCACAAAGGGGCTACTGTAAAACAGTTGATTTTACTGTAAAGTTTCAGAAACAACAATCTCTCGCATTGCTTTATGGTGCATTTTGTAGATGTTATCTATGCCGTATCCCATCTGAACAGCTATCTGCTCCCAGGTCTTGAAGCACAGATACCGAAGTTCAAGAAGCGTCTGATATTCGAGATTTGAAACACCGCGAATCACTCCGGCAATCTCCTTTTTGAGGTCAACAAGGCTGTCGATATCAGCATTTATCTCGCTCTCCATATCCACGATTTTGATTATGACGTCCTCCATGCGGTGAATATTGCGTGTTGAGTTACCGGGCATATCGTTGAAAACCGTGGTAGCTTTCTGCGCAAGCAGGTTCAATGAAGCTATCTGCTCCATCTTGCTGTTGATACGCTGATCTATTCTGTATGCCTGTCCGAGATATTCTTTTGCCGTCATGTCGAAACCTCCTCTTTTAGCTTTTTCAGAAGCAGTTCACCGTTCAAGTCCGAGAGAATTGAAAACCAGTTTGAACGGAAGAAATTTTCGATACTCCGCTTGTCGTGCTGTGCCGATTTATCGTCCGGTGTATATCGCAGACGTTCCATGGCGTCACGGTAATCCTTGACCGCCTGTACGATTATCGCGTTTGCCAGTTCTTTATATGGATTCATTTATGTACCTCCGCTTTCACTGCGATAATAATCGCCGCCTGTGCTGTGTCCTTTGTTTTCAGAGCTTTCATAATCTGCTCGTCAATAGTGCCTTTTGCGATTATGTGCTGTATGACTACCGTATCCGCAGTCTGCCCCTGCCGCCACAATCGGGCATTTGTCTGCTGATACAGTTCAAGGCTCCATGTAAGCCCGAACCAAACCAGGGTCGAACCTCCGCTCTGTAAGTTCAATCCGTGTCCGGCTGACGCAGGGTGTATAAGCGCAACCGGGATTTTTCCGCTGTTCCAGTCGGAGATATCCACGCTTGACCGAATTTCACGAACATCAAACCGTTTCTTGATACGCTCCAAATCGTGCTTGAACCAGTAAGCAACAAGGAGTGGCTTCCCGTTCATGCTTTCGATTATATCCTCCAATGCGTCCAGCTTGCGGTCGTGTATCTCGATAATGCTTTCGTCATCGGAATAAACCGCACCGTTCGCCATCTGCGAAAGCTTATTTGAAAGAGAAGCTGCATTAGCCGCAGTAACCTCGTTATCTTCGGTGGAGAGTACAAGTTCTTTTTTCAGACGGTCGTATTTCTCCTTTTCCTTTTCCGAAAGCCGAACCATATACTCCGTAGTCACGAGTTCGGGCATTTTGAGGTGGTCTGTGGCTTTCATGGAAATCGTGATATCCGAAATCTTGTCGTATATCTGCCGCTCGGCATTTGGAAGCGGCTTGTAGCTGTAAATCACCATCCCGTTCCGCTTGTCCGGCTGAAAATAGGCGTTTCGGTACTGCCCGATAAGCCTTCCAAGCCGCTCACCCATATCCAGCAGCTTGAACTCTGCAAATAAATCCATCAGACCGTTTCCGGCGGGAGTACCGGTAAGCCCGACTATGCGTTTCAGCTTTGGCCTGACTTTCATGAAAGCCCTGAACCGTTTTGACTGATGATTTTTGAATGAACTCAACTCGTCAATAACCGCCATATCGAAATCGAAAGGCAGTCCGCTTTCCTCCACAAGCCACTGTATATTTTCACGGTTGATGATGTAGATATCTGCAGGAGTGAGGAGGGCTGAAATCCGCTCCTGCGCCATTCCTACAACCACGCTGTACCGCAGATTCTTCAAATGCTCCCACTTTTCGATTTCAGCCGACCAGGTATCACGAGCCACACGCAGCGGCGCTACTACCAGAACTTTATGTATCTCAAAGCTGTCGAAAAGCAGGTCGTTTATCGCCGTCAGAGTAATGCTCGTTTTGCCTAAGCCCATATCCAGCAGAAGCGCTGCAACGGGGTGAGCGATTATGAACTCGGCGGCATACCGCTGATAATCATGTGGATTGTATTTCATCAAGTATCGCTCCAATCTGCTCAACTCTATCAATGATGTACACACGAAATCCGAGTTTCATCAATGCTTTGTGCCTTGCTAACTGCAGCGGTCGAGGTTTCTTGCCGGGTGCTTTCAGTTCAGCAAAGGCAATCTTACCGCCCGGAAGAAGTATCAGCCTGTCCGGCATTCCAACAAAATTTGGTGACACGAATTTCAGACACATACCACCGCTTTTTCTGACCGCCTGCACCAGCTTCTGTTCTATCTGTTTCTCACGCATTTTCTGCTCCTTTTTCTTCAATGGTGCAGGTCGGTGAACCTCATCTCATAAAGTCCTCTATAAGGTGTTTTTTGTCATTAAAACTGCCCTAAAGGGGGTTTTATACTAAGACCTTCACCGACCTGCACCTTTAAGGTTATCAATCTGCCATAAAGTCAGATTTCAAGCGGATTCCGTAGACCATAATGCCCGTTTTGGATTTTCGTTTTTCAAATCCTGCGGTATCAAGCCCGGTATAGAAATCCGTGGTGCTTCTCGTGTATTCTCCTGTCCTTGCACAGTATGCACGGTACTCCTGGTAAAGCTCGCCCGACTTCTGCGTATATGATGGGTCAACCTCGCAGCAGTCCTCAATGAACATGGAAAGCCAGTCGTTATTTTCCCGATAGTGAGATATTGCTTCACTCACGCACTGCGGAATTTTCAGCTTGAAATTGCATTCGATCACCTTTCTTGCTCCATCGATAATCCAAGAAAGCACAGCACCTCCTGCTTTTTCTGCAAGGTAATCCGCATAATTTTTGATGTCGGAGTTGCCCTCAATTTTGGCATTGAACGGTATGACGATAAGCCTGCGCCATGTACCCTCGTCATTTGCTCCGACTCTCGGGAGATGATTTGTGTACAGCACAAGCGTGTGCGTGGGAGTATATCTGAATGGATCGCGATACTTCTTTTCTGCTGAAACCTCGTCAGTAGAACACAGCTGCTTTACCACCGAGGTGTTAAGCCGCATACCCTCCTCAAGTTCTGCCGCAATAACAAGCCGTTTTCCCTTTAGTTCAGCCATCTCAGGCTTGACATTTCGCTTACAGCCAACCGTGAGGGCATCGGCGGATATACTGCCGCTGTATGAGCCAAGTACCCGTGCAATCGTGTTCCAGAACGTACTCTTACCGTTGCGACCCTCACCGTAGGAGATTATAAGAGCCTCCATATACACTTTGCCTATTGCCGCAAGACCGACTATCTGCTGAACATACTCGATAAGCTCCGCATCGCCACAGAAAAAGCTGTTCACTGTGTCAAGCCAGATATCCACATTCTCATCGGTGGGAGAAACGGCGGTCACTTTGGTTATAAGGTCATCTGCGGAGTGCTCCGAGCTTGTCCCAGTTCGCAAATCGTATGTAGCCGCCGGAGTATTCAGCAGAAATTCCTGCGAATCAAAATCCTTAATATCACGCAGTAACATAGGCTTTGCCGCCTGCAATGCGGAAGTGATGTACTTCATATCCCTGCGTTTCATTACAAACGATTTATACACAAGTGCTGTCATGTATTCAGCAAAGGCTTTCTCGCTTTTCTCATCTATCGCCTTTTCGAGAGCCTTGCCGCCCGAAAGCACAGTTTCCTTGTCTATTCCGGATTTCATAAGAGCCTGCTGTGCCTTTTCCAAAGCGGTTTTAGCTTCATCAAGCTGTTTGTCAAGAAAATCCTCGCAAGCGCCAACAGCAAGCTGTTTTGACTCTGCCCAGCGGATCCCATCATAACGCATATAATCCGTTGCGTCCGTGAATACAAGTTCGCCACTATATTCACGAGCTAGAACTTTAGCCTGTCCGATGTCGGAATAATCTTCGGGCTTGAGATCAAAACCGGAATCATACTGCTCGGGTGGAATATAGCCGTCCTGTTTTGCCACCTTTTTGCCGAACTTAACGGCACTGTTCCAGATGGTCTGAAGCTCCGAATCGTCAAGCGGAGGATCGCACTTTTCAGCCTGTTTCAAGAACTGTTTGTATGCTTCGTCAGTGTTCCCGAACCGCTTTATAATACGCCCTGCGTAATGCGACATAGTGCAGTTGCGGCTGCCCTCGGGTACACTCGCACTGTCACTATCCCACTTCTCAAAATCCGCATTTTCAAGGAAATCTACGACAGATATATCTCCGTTGTATATTTCTACCTGCGGGTTAGAAACTCCGAAAAGCAGTCTTGCGCTGTCGAGAGCGTTCTTGTCGAAATACGGAAACTCAGCCGCAATGCGCTTTTTCAAGGCTGTGTATTCTGCGCTGTCCGTAATAGGCGGGATAGGAAAGTACACATGAAATCTCGGGCGTGGGGATTTGCCGCTCTTCGGAAGCATATTATTACGGCTATAAACTACTACAAACTCTACTCCCGGAAAAGCCATAGCCACCTCAAGCGGAGTTACCCAGTCGCTTGGATCATCGGAGTGATCGTTGTCGCAGTCCATTGGGATATTATCGGAAGAAAGAAAATCCGTATTACTGCGATGATTGTTTGAATATTCAGCTGCAACGTGGTCGAATGCCACAGCAGCTTTCATAGAATTTTCGTCTGTTATGACGCACTTGTGGGGGTATATGCTGTTAGGCAGACTGCCTACGCAGTCTGCCGTGTATAACGTGAATTTCATTATTATCCTCCATTCTTTAAATTCTAACAGCTGATAGAGCCGCCAATAATATATGGAAAATTATTATACAAATGGTCCACTATATTTCAGTCCTTTTTATAAAACATACATTCGTACCCATCGGCACAGAGCGGAAGCCCCTTTGCCCACGGTGGAGTTCTACCCATCATCTCGCAGATTTCAGATACATTTGTATCTATCGGGCATTCGATGATAAGTTCATCGTGCACGTGACCGCACATCCGATAATTCCGCAGCGTCCGCATAGCAGAGCAGAGAATATCCCGGCTGACCGCCTGAACGATGTTCTCCACGAACTTAGGCCCGTAGCTTTCAATGCGCTCCCACTTCTTCGTTGCACCAACGCCCTCGTAAGTGACGGATTCGCCGCCGAACTTATTCTCGCCGATACGGGGCTTGACGTAGGAAAGCCGTCTGCCGCTCGGCAGCGTGATAAACAGCATTCCGCTCTGATATTCAAACTGAATGCCATGTGTGTCTGTGCGAAGCCTTTGTCGTATTGTATCCTTCACGCAGCGGTCGACTTCCCACCAGAATCGAACAATATTCGGGTTGGAACTGCGCCACATATCCACAAGCGGCTGTAATTCATCTTCTGACAAACCCATCTCCAATGCACCCATAGCTTTCAGAGCGCCGACCGAACCGCCATAACCGAGCGCCAACTCTGCGATTTTACCTTTCTGCCGCAGATGTCCATTGACACCATGCTTTTCAACGGGGACACGGAACATCTGACTTGCAGACGCACAATAGATATCTCCACCGGACTTGAATACGTCAAGCCTCCATTTCTCGCTAGCAAACCACGACAGCACTCTTGCCTCTATTGCTGAAAAATCTGAAACCACGAATTTCATTCCCGCTTTCGGCACAAATGCCGTGCGGATAAGCTGCGAAAGCGTGTCCGGAATATCATCGTACAGCAGTTCTATGGCTTCATAGTTGCCGCTTTTCACAAGCTCACGAGCCTGTTTAAGGTCGGGGATATGGTTCTGCGGGAGGTTCTGTAACTGTATCAGCCGACCCGCCCATCTGCCGGAACGGTTTGCACCGTAAAACTGAAACATTCCGTGTGCGCGTCCATCGGAGCAAACAGCGTTCCTCATAGCCTGGTACTTCTTCACCGAGGATTTTGCAAGCTGCTGGCGGAGTTCCAGAACCTCTGCAAGCTGCGGCGGTGCGGTTTTCAGCAATTCGGAAACAGCTTTCTTACCGAGAGTGTCTGTTTCAAGTCCGTTCTCCGAAAGCCACTGTTTCATCTGCTGTACAGAGTTCGGGTTTTCGAGCGAAGTAAGTTCCTGCATTTTCGTGGAAAGCAGCGCCTTTGACCGCTCGTCAAACCGTATTGCATTCTCAACAACAGCCATATCCAGAGCAATCCCACGGTCGTTTATCTGCTGGTCGAGAGCGTATTCCTCCCAAACAAAATCCGGCACGGAGAATTTGCGTAGCTTGTCCTGTATCGACATTTCGACCTCGACATCACGCTTGTTGTACGCTTTGAAAAGCGACCATTTCTCCGGAGCGTGTTCGGGAAGATTTCTTGTTCTGCCGCCATTTGTCTTGGTAGCTGCGCAGGGGACGCAGAAATACTTGATGAGGTCTTTGCCCTCTTTCAGCTTCTGTTCCGATAAGCCAAGAACTGCGCCCGCACCGGCAAGCGACAACGGAAGTCCCATATATGCCGACCACACCATCGAACACCTCCACGAAGTCGGGTCGAGATACTCTCCGGACGGCAAACCGAGATACATTGACAGACACACACGTTCGAAAGCAGCATTAAAAGCCCATTTAATAATGCTGTTGTCAGTCAGCGCAGCGAGGATTTCATTAGAAATCTTCTCGCCATGTGCAAGGTCGTACACCACAACATCGCCGCCGTTCACGGAAACTCCGAACAGCAGTATTTCAAATGCGGGTGATTCAACATACCTGTACACACCGCATTTTGCAAGGTCAACATCGCTGAATGTTTCAATGTCAATTGACAGTGTTTTGATTTTATCCATAGTTCACCTCAAAAAGGGCGGTAAAGTTTTTCTACCGCCCTATTAGTTCTCAGATGCACAGCAATCTGAATGTTTCCTTGCCCTTTGGAGTTATCATCGTCTGAGTATCTGTATATCCGGTCTTGTCGTTGACGAACTCCTTCATTTCAAACAAGCCGCTGTCAACGTATGTAGCGTAAGGTCTGAGTTTGCCTTTCTTCGAACGGTAGAGATAACCCTTGTCAAGCAGAAAACGCACAAAATCATTCTGCCTTACACCGAGTTCCTTTGCAGTGTCGCGAATACCTGTGAGCAGATTTCTGTCAACGAGCATATCGAAATAATCTGCTTTTGGCTGCATGATCTGATTGGAAACGGTAAGCTGTGCATTTTTCGCCTTTTCTGTTTTCAGTCTGGTAGCCAGTTCAATGAGAAAATCCGGAGAAGCAAGCGCCTGTTCCAGAACATCTTCCGTCATGTATGCGCCGTTCTTGCGAATAGATGGCAGGACCTCATCAAACACCCATTTCTCAAAGCGTTCTGCGCCAGGCAGCTTGCTATGAGCGATAAGGCGGTAAACGTTGCCTTCCGAAATGAAACCAAGTGACTGAATGCCGCCGTTCGTAGGGGTGTCGCATTTCACGACACCCTTGCAGTGCCTTGAAAGAGCGTCACGCGTGTTAGAGTATCCGAGCGCCTTTGCAATATCAGCGCCGCAAAACAGCACCTCGCCGTTCTCCTGAATAGTGCGAATTTCTCCGAATTCTTCGTTGTTAAAAGTTGAAATTTCCATATAAACCTCCGAAATTGACCTACCCGCCCACCCGGCAGTATCAGACTGCCAAAATTACTTGTGATTAGCCTTGCGGCGCTGCTTGATTGCCGCTGCCAGCGAACCGATAACGGTGATGAGATTGCCGATGACCGTACCTACCGAAATGCCAAAACAAGCGGCAAGCATTATGCTTTCAAACTCCGTCATATTACACCTCAAGAAAGAAAATCATCATCGTCGTCGGTTGCGAAATCGTCCTCAGCGCGGGTTCTTCCACCGAGCGGTTCGCCATCGCGAATCTTCTGCAAGTTGTTCAGACCGCAGGCGATACCCTTGTTGCCGTTGGAGTTAAAAGCATAAAAAGAAATAGACGCTCTGCCGTAAACACCGCTGTAAACCTCGCTACGCTCCAGAATAGGATTGCAGTTTGCGTCCACGATACCGGGAGCGGTTGCGGAGTTTGCGTTGATGAAGTAGCTGTTAGCGTACGCTTCATCATCGGGGCGTTCTGTATCGCCGTCACGGAGCGGATTCTTGATTGCGGAAAGCGCAGGAACGGAGCGCCCGTTGCCCTTGAGCTTGGACTCGCCCTCCTTATAAGCTGCTTCGATAGCCACCTTGATTTTCTCGACCGTCCTGGTATCGGACTTCGGAATGATAAGGCTCACACTGAACTTCGGTGCGCCGCCGTTGATGGACTTTGCTTCCCAGATGTTTGCGTAGCTCCATCTTGCATCGGGTCCTGTGATTACATTTGTGGGATTGATAAACTTTGGCATATTATTTTTCCTCCTTGAAATCTTCGTTTGCTGTATGAATTGCCGGACGCTTGTCCGAAATTGATACTAAAGTTGGCTTGCCCTGCGGCTTTTCGATAAGCCCGCCGAGCAATTCGTTGAACTTTTTCTTACCGAGCAGACTGGTCATTGCTGTGATACCGAGAACGCTGTGTTCATATGGGTCATATCCTGCGGATTTGACGGCCTCAACAACTTCATTTTCATCTGTGTATTTGCGGTTGGAACGCCCCTCGACCACCTTGAAGCCATCGTATGAAACACCGCTAAGCGCCTGCCGCAGAGCGTATTCTTTTACATCGGTCACCCAAGATACAAGCTCGTCCGCTTTTGCGAGAATAGCGGCGATTTCGATATTATCAAGGGTTGCAGGCGGTTCAAAATCGTAACGAGCGAGAGCAAGATTATATTCTGCTAGTTTTCGACAGGTCGCTCTGACCTTGCAGAAGCGACATTGTTTCCCTGCTTTAAAATCTCCATCGCCATTTGCGGCAAGCTGCGCTGTCGGGGTGAGGATCTCATTAGCCCAACGGAGCAGTTCTTCTTTGGAGATGGCATACTCGCTGATATTGTCACGCCTTGGCTGGAATATAATCATGTTCACTGCGGATATGTCGTATATTCCGTCAAATAATTCGAGAGCGCCGAGAGCGTAAAGCATCATCTGCGGATTATTCTCTGCGCGGACTTCCACACCTTTGCCGTACTTGAAATCTATAACGGAAAGTGTACCGTCAGCTACGATTACGCAGTCACCTGTGCCGAATCCCTCCGGAACCCACCGAGAGAAATCCAGTTTCTGTTCGATAAGGACTATGGGGTCATTGCAGGCTACTTTTGCTTTCTTGACCTGCTCATAAGCGTATGTAGCGTACTCGACAGCGCAGCGCTCCATCTCCTCGTTGTAGTAGGTGAGGTTTTCTGTTGGGTCGGTGGTTTCTCTGCCGAGCAAGGCTTTCAGCCTGTGTTCGCAGAGGGCATGAGCGTCCGTGCCCTCCTGCGCATACTCGCTTGATGTATCCGGCAGTTCGGCACAGAGTTTAGCAGACGGCGGACATTCGAGCCAGCGGTGGCTTGATGATGCCGAGAGAATTGCGTGGTTAGTCGGCATTGCCAAGCACCTCCACCTCTGCTAGGACTGCTGCATATTCCTCCGGCTTGATTACGGAAAGCTTGTCCGCACCGTGCTTTGTGATGATTGACTTTACCTCTGCTGTGAAGCCGGCGCGGGATTTCTCGGCGCAGACGGCTCTTACTTCTTCAAGGGTAAGTTGCTTCTGTGTCTCTGCTGAATCGGTATTATGCTCCTGTACCTTGTCGGCAGAGAAGAGCTCGTACAGCCAATTTGCGGTATCATTCAACAATGATGCAGCATCTCGCAACTCTCTGATTGCCTGTTCCACTTCGCGTATTTTGCTCATGATTTGTCGCTCCTTCCATAGATTTTTTCTGCTGTTCAAGCTGAATCAAATTTTTTGCCAGGCGCTTTGAAACAACACTGATTGCCGTAAGCACGCCGATAAGTTCCTCGTCAGCTGCAGATTCGTTGATTTTAGGCTTGTTCATTGGGAAATCTCCTTTCCGAGGTAATTTGTTTTTGTTGTCCTCAATATCCACTGGAGGGATTATGCCAAAGTGGTCCGCAGTCCGAAAAAATATTTTCTCCGGCTACAAAACTGCAACCGGAGAAGTAATTTAATTATTAGAGATAGTAATCCCTAAGCTTGTCCCGCAGCTCGTCACGTATCTTTGCCCAGTGCCGTTTGAAAGTTGAACGAGCCATACCCATAATTTCGGCGGACTCTCTCTCGGAATGGTACATCATCAATTCGCAAATACGCTTTCCTTCCGGATCAAGACGGTCGAGTTCTTCATACAAGGCTTCGAGCAGTTCCTTCTGAATAATAATTGATTCGATGGTCTGCGAATCGTCTTCTAGAGTGTCGCCAAGGGTGAGTTCATCGTTTTCACCACCGATAACGGTGTCAAGAGATACTTTTTTGCCAGCTGTGTAGAACGGGCAACCTGGGCATACGCCATCGCATTTCCACAGCTGAGCTTTGGTGCAACTACACTCGCCGTTCTTCCGGGCATGATAGCGGGTGTTCCATATGGGTCGGTAATACTCACGATACAGTTCCTCGCTTACCTCTACAAGTTCTCCGTTGACAGGGATAAAATACTTTTTGGCTTCTTTTGACATAAAGATTTCCTCCGTTGATTGTCTCGAAACGGAGGAAAACATAACAGATACCAGCAAAAGGGTATAGTGGTGCACTGCTTGAAAATTTATCTCCATTTCAAGTATGCAACCAGCACATTCCAGTGGCTAGCGTCACAAATATATTTGATTGTAATCGTAGTCACTGGAATGTCGTCGGTACCGAACATGACTACAATTGGGTACACAGCAGTCGAAAACGATAAAAATTATATTTGCGTTTGCAGAGATAATGTTGAAATCCTCGACAAAATGTGATATAATAAAAGGTAATATAAGGATAGCAATGTTGCTTTACATCTTGCGAGTCGTTTTCGTCTCCTTTGTACAATTTAATTATAGTTCAATGCGGAAAGAAAATCGGCCACATAAAGTAACCGTTAAGTTATAGTGAAGTTTCCATTTGGAGGTGTCACCAGTTGAAAGAACTAGTTTTTGCAACAGTCTTAACAGAATTGAAAACATCATGGGAAGATGCGATTGCTGTTCCAGATTTGATAAATCTACTTTATGATGCTATTGCTGAGCCGGTAGGATTGACAAATAAGAATGGCGATCCAATCACGGTTACTAAAGGTACTGCAAGTAAAATCATGAATCGACAGCCTGGAGGCAATCCACATCGTTCTATTCGCAGCAAGTCTGCAGATAACAGAGTCCATATATCAATTGAGGAGTATTTCAAAAAGAATATAGTAAAACGATTGCTCAAAGGCAGTGAAGATGATCTGATTGAGAGATTTAAGGCGGTTATTAATGACGATGACGGGATAGCACCGGCTAAGAAGCAAGAGCTTCTGACAAGCGCACAAAAAAATACGCTCGCCATGTTTTTGGCAAGCGTATATCTCTATTCTTTATCAAGAGATAACGTGTTAGATGGTAGCAGAAGCGCTAAGCCTGTTACTGCTACAACAGAGCTTGAAGTTATTCCACTGCCTACTGGTATTACTGGCGTAGAAGGAAGCTACACCGATGCGCTCCTTGCTGCATATGGACAGGTAGAGGGGATTAAGCATTTTACTATTGATATGCTAGATGCTTATCCTGCTCACAAAGAAAATTTTAGTAATCAGAGAAAATATTATTTTGCAGCAGAAGCTGTTCGTAGAGGAATTCGTGATTTGTACGGTACGAAGGAAAAGGATCAATTCGAAGTTTTGAAGGACGAAATGTACGAGGGTGTTACGGAAGTCTGGGAGGACGAGGCGAAAAATGGGCTTGCGCGAATGAGAAAAGTTATGGCGCAGGCAACAAAAACATCCTTGGATAAATGCCGTATTTGCAGAGAAACGGAGTGGATTGGCAACAGTCAACGAAAAGGTGTGTGCCATTTTCTTGTTGGGGAAAATCGTTTGAAAGGTTGGGTGCGAGAAGATGATGAACAAGCTATTTAATAGTGTATTTGAAAATTCACTCCGTATCCTGTTGTTATTGGCAGAGTTTGATTGTGGCCAAAGCCTGGACAAGATTTATGCTACGGATTTCATGGTTACATACGGGGCTACATTTGGTGTAAGTGAATCTGATTTAAACGGCGATAACCAGTACAAGTTCAGTGAATTTGCATCTCGTCGTGAAATTGTAAGGCTGGCATTAAAAGAGTTGGTTTTAGAAGGAATGGTATTGCCGGAAAATTCAGCTACTGGAATTCTCTATTCCATTACTAATGCTGGTCGTGATTATAGTGCTACTTTGACAAGCGAGTATGCCGAAGAATATCGTAGCACAGCAAGAAAGATTGTGGAGATTGTTTCGAATGCTGCAGAACGAACTATAATACATAAGATTAATAAAATGTCAGCTGAATCGCTGAGGAAAGGAGCCAGGGTATGA